CTTCAACATGCCCTATCCGGCCCTGCGAACCGTAAACCAGCAGGTCGGGAAAGCCAGGCATCAGACCGTCGCGCTTAAGCGACGCCATTTGCTTGGCGCGTTGCAGTTTGTCCCCGCGCAACACGGCCCCGTTGGGCACATGCACGCTGACAAAGCCGCGCAGCGCCAGCCGGTCGCGGATCGCGCGTTGTAGGATTGTTTCAGCCCTCATGCGGCAAAGAGCCCCATTTTGTCCGCGCCAGCATCCTTTAGATTCTTGACGGCCTGGCTAAAATAGCTAGGCTTCAATTCAATACCTATTCCCTTGCGCCCCATCTCTACTGCACAAAAGACCTCACTGCCTATTCCAAGGAACGGCGTTAAAACTGTGTCGCCGGGGTTGCTCCAAAGGTCGATGCAACGTTCTATAACATCAAGTTGTAGAGGGGAGATGTGCTGCTCATCCTTTTCATCCCTACCACCTCGATATTGTAGAGTGCGGGTCTGGTTAATATCCATCCAGATCGGCGATGCGTAGCGCTGCCACACTTCGATCGAATACCAATTGCGCCCATCGGCCGCAGTCGTGTATTTACTGAAGTCCGGTTCAGTTCCATCTTTGCCATAATAGCAATCGAAACAGCCGCTCACCGGCTCCGGGTTCTCTCCCGGCTTGCGGAATGTGACGATGTAATCCGCAAGGCCCTGCCCACTGATGCAGCTATCCTTGACGATCTGCTTGTGCAGTAGCCTGATCGACTTGGTGCGCTGCTGTGCCACGACTGGATCTTTCCAGATGCAGACTTCGCTATGGAATATCCAACCAGCATCCTCGTATGCGCGGATGACCTCGCCGCGAAAGTCACGCATCCCGATAAACCCATGTCTTATCTTGCTAGTCGGCAACTGCATGACATGCACGGAATGCAGCCTCCCTGGCATGGTCACGCGCAAAAGCTCTTGGATCAGGAACGCATAATGTTCCCAGAATTGAGCCCCTTCGTTGTTCGATATATCACGGTCATAATTGCTAAATTTGTAAAGCCCCTCAAATGGCGGGGAATGGATGCCGAAATGAATGCTGTCTCCAGGGATGGCGCGGATAATTTCGCAGCTATCGCCTTGGTATATGGCATATTTATCAGTTATAACTTGTTCGACGCATTTTACACCTTCAATCATGCTACATTCTCCAAAAAGCATGGTAATTCAACAGGAATTATTGGATTGTAATCAGGAACATCTCGTGTAGATCCTCGCACAGCTTCGCTCGACAAATCAGCCATATGCATCACCATCGCAGCGGCCATGCGATCAGCGTCCGCCTCTTTGCGCTTGATGTTGGCGACGGTTGCGCCTTCAGTTTCCGCGCTGATAATATGACAATTGACTGGCTTAGTTTGGCCAAACCTCCAAAACCTGCGGATGGCCTGATAGAATTGCTCAAAGCTATCATTAAGGCCGACGAATCCGGTATCAGCGCAATGCTGCCAGTTCATTCCGAAACCGCAAATGGATGGCTTGGTAACAAGCACGCGAATGCGCCCTTCGCTAAAATCAATCAGCTTTCGTTCCTTGTCCTCGTCTTTGTCAGATCCTCTCACTTCCACCGCATCCGGTATGGCCTTTGCCAATGCATCACTTTCGGAATTGAGATTGCACCACCACACGAATGGGCGATCAGTCGGCGTTATCAAAGCCGCCTGAGCAACACGATCATCGACTGTATCACGTCTTGCCGCGATGCGCTCTGAAAGCGAAGAAGCCTCAACCGGGAATAACATCCCCGTTTCCATGCTTGGCGCATATTCGACTGATACGATATGTTGATGATACCTCAATGGCGGCAGATCATATCCATCATTCGTATAACCAAGATCAGATGGCCTGCGCAGCATCACCGCCCAGGATGCCATCCATTTCCAGAATTCATTTTCAGCATGGCCTTTGAGCCGCCAATTCTGCGTTGATCCGCCATCATGGACGAAGAATGTGGCGAGCATATCCGTGTATTTCATAATGCCGAGAAATTCCGCGTGATTTCCAAGCTCCATAAAATCATTTGGCGCTGGTGTGGCTGTCGCTGCCAGCCGGAATGGAATGCTCTGACACGCTTCAATCAGCGCCGTTCGGTATTTTCCATCTACGTTCTTGAGGATACTGCTTTCGTCGAGGATGACGCCGCCAAACTTGGAAAGGTCGAAATGATCGAGCTTTTGATAATTGGTGACATTAACTGAATGATCGCATTCATCTTGGCGCGTCACTAGACGGGCAGGGATGCCGAATTTACCAGCCTCCCTCACCATTTGAGAGGACACTGCCAATGGTGCCAAATGTAATATGTCCTTTCCTGTTTCCCGCGTGATGGCTTGTGCCCACGCTAGTTCCATAAAGCTCTTTCCCAAGCCAGTTCCCGCAAATATGGCTGCACGTCCTCGCCGCAGAGCCCAACGCGTTATATCTTCCTGGAATGGGAAAAGCTCTGGAGGAAGGTCTGGAATATCAACCAATCCAGTCATCGGATCGGTAACTGCTTTTGATGCTAAGAAGTCTGCATAATTCATATATTCCCCCTATGCGTTCCATCTCCATTGAAACTGTAACGGTCGATGTTTTCAAGCCATCTGATTGCCATCGCGGCAGTCTGGATTGCCTCTTTCCTGACATCATCAAATGATGACTTGCCGGGCTCGTATGTAAATTCCACGACAGCTTTGATTAGCTCTCCATATTCCTCGCCCAAGATACCTAACGCATGGAATGGATCAGTCGGCCATGTCGGGAACTTTACCATGGCGCGATCAAGCTCATCAGCAATGTCTGCTTGTGTATAAGGTTTCACTCCCCACCCTCCAACAACAGCCCTTTCGAAGCCATGTCCGCCTGCTCCTCGCAAATGCGCTTGATGCGGTCAGCATGTTCAGCCATGCGCAGCCAATCAGCCTCAGCTTCTGGCGCTGCCTCGCCAATCTCGATCAGTAGGCGCGCTATCTCTCGTGTCGCTTTCATCGCTCGCCCTTTATCGCGCGTTCCCAGGCCGCGTTGACGGCATCGGGCTCTGTTAAGTCAGGCACCCGCAGTTTTTGCCTGAAATACCAGTCTGGCAGTTCCTCGCGGTGCGTTGGTAGGTCAACCGGGCCGCAGTGGTCGTTAGCGTGCAGGTCAAGCCGAATGCCACAGATCGGGCATGGATCGCGCTTGACAATAGCGGCCTGCGCTTCCTCTTTCGCCGCCAGCCGTCGAGCCGTTCGCGCCTCACGGTCGCGGTTAGGGCCTGCGTCCTGTTTCTCGAATCCGTTACAATCGCTGCCATACTGCTTGCGCCATATCAGCTTTTCAGGGACACCCCCGCGCGGCAGTGCATACGGTTGCCCGCGCGCCTTACGAATGGCATTTTCAAGCAACGCGGCAGATTTAGCCATGTGCGCCTCGTGCCGTTCGTCCTGGTCGATGATGATATTTCGCGCTGCGTCGCTCATGTTGCTTCCTCCTGCTTGATTGGTTTGGTCACGCCTTAACGCCCCGCAGACCGTAAAAATCATCTGGCCGCACCTTGCCTTTGGTGGCAAAGAAGATGCGGACCATGACCGCCCGGCTGGGCAGTTGGTCGCCGCGCTTCAGGCGCATAACGGTTGATGGGTAGACGCTGATCGCTTCCGCAAACGCGCTGTCGGTAATGCCCTGCTGGGCGATATATTCTTCCAGTGTCATGCCGTCTTGGTAAGCGTGCCGGGGATATGAAGCAAGATGTTTTTTGCAATTACCGCAAAAATAAATGTTGACGGCTTTGCACAGCTCGCTTATTGTGGCCACAGCAAACGGAGAAAAGCAATGACCATCACGCTCTCACAATTCGAAAAGATCGACGCCCTCAATAACGCCTATATCCGGCGCGGCGAAGCCCCGATCGACGCTGGCCGCGATGCGGTGCGCGACTGGATGCGCCACGAATGGCGGCTGCTCGATGCGCTCGTGGAAGTGTTCGGACTGAAGGCGGAACGTGGCCGCGAAGCAGGGGAATGGGCCGCCGAGGTTATCTGCACGGCGTTGATGTCATCAACTTATGTGCAAGACGTGGAGGGTGTGCAATGACCAAAACAATCACACCCACACCCTCACCCTCAATCCGTAACTGGCACGCTCGCTGGCACGCGTGTAAGGAGGGCCCGCTAGCGCTCGCCACAGTTGAAAGCATCCACGACGAGGCGAAGGCGCGCGCGGAGCGTCTGCAAGGTGCGCGGTTCGGCGACGGCAAGCGGATATACCGCCTGACCGGCAGCGATAAGCGCGCGCATGACTACTGCTTCGATGTGTGGCTTGCCGCAGCGTCTTTATACGACGCGCTAAATGGCGAGGACATCGACCTGGACGAAGCGCGCGACGAGTTTGAATCGCTGCTGGAGCAAGGGCATGACTGACGACCAAATCTATGAACTGGCGGAAGCCATTGACGACAGCATGGAACTGGACTGGCGCGGTATTGACGGCGCCTGTGCCATCGCCCACATCATCGACCGCTGGATTGATGAAGCGCGGCGCGAGGAAAACGAGGCGTGTGCGAAGGTGGCGGATGTGTTCGCACAGTTTGCGAAAGACCACCCCGACAGTCGCGCAACCCACGAACTGACCGCTAGGGATTTGGCCCATTGCATCCGCTCCAGACTGGAGAAGAACGATGACTAGCGACCGCACCCTCTGGGCCTGCGCCCTCGGCGGCTTCGCTGGCTATATCGTCGCGCATGTGCTGTTGCCTGCGCTAACATTTACTGCGGGGAATTTTTGATGACACCCTACCCGATCCGAACCAGCGGTCAGGACAACTGGCAACCGCGTGCCCGCAGCGGCCTTTCGCGCGAGTATGTCCATGGGCCGCTTGTGCCGATGGATGATGACACGCCGGGCATGTTCGCCCGCATATTCAGGAGAACAAGACGATGACTTCCCCCCTGCACAAATCAATGGCCGCTGCCTTTTCAGAAATTGACGCCGCCACAAAGTCGGCAGAGAACCCGCACTTCCGCAGCAAATACGCTGACATCAGCGCGGTTATCGCGGCGATCAAGCCCGCGCTTATCAAGCATGACCTGTTTTTCACGCAACTGCCGGAACCGTCCGACAGGGGTGTGACGATTACGACGATGCTGCATCATGCCGGCGGGGAAAGTATGGCGCTGGGAACGCTGTTTGTCCCGGCGAACAAGAACGACGCGCAAGGATTCGGTAGCGCGCTAACTTATGCGCGCCGGTATGCGCTTGTCACTGCCTTTGGCGTTCCGACCGAGGACGATGACGGCAACGCGGCGGCGAAGGGACAAAGCCAGAATGGCGCGGTTAGCCCTCCCCCGCAGACCGAATATGCGTTCCCGCCCGGCCCGGCATCCGGCATCACGGAGCTAAAGAAAATGGCACGCCAGCTTTGGCGCGAGGTCGAAGGCTGCGGCGATGATGGTGAATTGACGCCGCTGCTGACGCTGCCGGAAAACACGAAGCTGATTGCACAGCTCGATGCGCTGGAAAACCCGGAGCATCGCAAGGTCTGGGAAGGTGACGGCGCAGACAATCCCGGCCTTGCTGGACTAATCAACCGCAAGCGCACCGAGTTTGCGCAGCAGATCGCGGACTATCTCACGCAATAGGAGGCAGACCATGAGTAAGGAAGCATTTATCGCAGCCCACGAAGAACTTATAGATGAATTTATGGAGGCGTGGGATGACGCCCATCCCGACGCGACCGTTGAGGAATGGCGCATCGCTGAGGCGAAAGCATACGATTTGACCGCTGACGCAGCCTATGAGCGGATGCGGGACAATCTGGCCGATGCGATTGATTGGTCAATGGAGTTCGCCGCAGACGAGCGCGAACAGCGCAAGGCGATTATTTCACGAGAAAGGAAAATATGATGGCATATGAAATGAACGACAACAGCGGTTCGCTATTCGTCAATGACAGGCGAGAAACA